TGCTTCTCTCTTTGCATATAACCTCTCAAAAATCAACTACAATATTACATTGATAACGTTTGGTTCGCCGCGAGTTGGTAATTACGAATTTGTTCAAGATTTCGCCTCAAAAAATATAACCAGTTTCAGAATCACGCATTACCATGATATTGTGCCACATCTACCACAATGCAGACTGAATTATCATCACATTCCAAATGAAATGTGGTACAATGAAAACAATACATATTACAAAATATGTAATGATTTAAATTTGGAAGAAGATGAAGAATGTAGCAATAGTTGCTACCCACTCTCATGTACTAGCACAAGCGATCATTTGAAGTATTTGAATATAACTTTTGGAATTGAGGGTAGTTGTTAATATTTACGAACTAGCGCTATCAGCCGCACCTTCAAGATTTTCCTTCGCTTCATTACAATTATCTTCGTCCAAGTATGTCCCAATATGAATGTCGTGACAGTCGCCGAATTTCATTTCCTTACATTCTTTGTCATTTTTCAAACAAAATATCATATCATCAGATGTCATGATTGTTTGTTTATCAATATCATCTGTTTTATATACATAATTTAAAGAACCATCTTCGTCCGCGACAGTATCATACTCAAGAGAACTTTTCCATTCTTGACACTGTTGTAGCGAAGTAAACTCGTTTTGACACGTTTCTCCATTAGAAATTTTCTCACATTCCTTGTCCGCATGACTTTCTCCGTCTACTAAACAATATTTACCAACACTTGTATCATTGTCGCCACTGTCGGTATTATCACCATTATCGCCATCATCGTTCTTATTATCATTCGCAACTAATTGTGGCGCTAAATTGAAAAATATGATTAATGCTAAAATAATAAACATTAAAAAACGGACCATAGAAATATTTTGATCCATATTAGTACGATGTGTTATATATTAATTGTTATATATTATTTTTTACCATTTTCGTCCCACATATTCCAGTCAATATCATTTTTATGTCCGCCGAAATAAGAAACACCCCATTTCTCCAACATGACGTGGTTGATATTTTGACCGTTATATTCTAGTTCCAGCAATAGACGCCCGTATTTGTCAGTTCCTTCATTTTTGGCAACATTCACAATCTTCCCAAAAATCATATTTGTAATATATTCTTTTGCCCAATGAGCAACCTTCTTTTCTTGTGGGTCTTTTGAACGGATTTCGGCGCAGTCATACCCCAACATACGAATGTTAAAACGAACACGCTTTCCATCCATGATAGTCGCAATAGTAACAGTATCCCCATCATAACATTTCACGATTTTACCACGACCGATACTTGGAATAAATTGTTCGCAATTTTTGTAATCACACGATTCAAGTTCGCTCTCTGTTACCATGCTAGATAATATATAGTATAAATATATATTTAAGTATTATAAATATATTAATATAACATGTACTCATGTAAAAAAAATCACCATGTTCAAAGAATATTTTATAAGTATACCAAAAAATAAAATTTACCCGACATTTGATAGATTTTCACACATGTTGAATGATGAAGAATTCAAACAGAGTGTCGTAGAAGAGTTAATTGGTGAATTTTCTTCAAGTGGATTTATTGCTTTTTTTACAGTTGTTGGTGGGGGGATTGCTATAACCATTCACCCGGTTGCTGGAAGTATTGTATTAATAATGTCGATCGCATATGGAAGTTTCATAAAGGTTTTTTGTGGAAGATATTATAAACAAAAAAGGTTGCGTAACAAATCGCCCGAGAGAAGTTCAACGCAAAAAAAATTGGAAGAAGGAATTCTCAATGTATTCAAAAAATGGGGTACTTCTTCGTCAATGAAATATTTTCGCACCAACACTGGAAAATATGGTTTTATTAGACTTACTTCTCAACTAAGTTCCAAGAAAAGACGGGTCGCTCCAGTCGTCCAATCTACAAGTGAAATTATAGAAAGTTCAAAATAAAATTTGAAGGCGTCTTTTGATAAATATATTTTTTATTTTTGAAATTACTCACATTATTGGGATAGTATTGCTCAACATATTCACCCATGTTTTGTGTTCCCATTGACCCATTACACTGTGCGCATATTGGCAACAAATTAGTATTATTTGCTTCTCCACCATCTTTTTCTGATACAATGTGTCCATAAACACATGTATTCATTTCTATTTCTCTGTCGCAACAACATATACATAATGCGCGCCGTTTGTCCTTTCCTACAAACTCGTCCCAAACTGAACTTTTCACCGACTTTCTGATGTTTGCCTTTCTTGGTTTCCTAGGTTTAGTAATTCTTTCGCCGGTTTTGATGAAGACGACATCTTTGACCCATTGATACGCATGATCGTACGATTCGTGTGCATACAACCCAAGATATAACTTTTCACGAGCACATTTGCTCATCATTGATTCGGTGATAGATTTGGAATTGGGATATTTGTCTATCGTCCACGCGGATAACTCAATATTTTTAGCTTCTATTATTTCTTTTAATTCATCTGCGGTTTTTATATTAAGCTTTTCCGTTAAAAACCCCAATGCTTCTTGAAAATAATTGAAGTAGATGTGTGGTCTGCGGGCGTTTTTGCTAGTTGACCACATATCTGGGTATTTATTCTTAAAAAATTGTGCGACTTCTTCCGGAATATTTTTGTCGATTGATTCGGGGAACTCGGGGAGTGGTGTATTTTTATTGATGATGTTATAATTATTTATTAATTGCTCCATGCTGTTTACTTGTTCAACTTCCACAAACACTTGAATATTATGTGTATTGGTCAGTTTACGCAACGCCTCAAAACGATGTTGTCCGTCTACCAGAAAACAACGGTTTGTTTCTTGACACTGGTGGATATTGATAACTCCGTGAAAATCGCAATGCCCATTATTCAAGAGTTGTTGTCTTTGGTAATTTACAATTTCATCCACTTTACTCTGATCCCGGATACGTTGAATATTTGGCAGTTCTATACAACAATTGAGCAGTTCCTTGCTCATAATTGAACATATGTATTTCTTGTTAATATTGATATACTTGGTAGAGCGCTTGATGATATTCATTTATTGTTTAAAGACAAATACATTTAATTATGTTTTGTATTTAAACTCGTTATTATATCACTTTTTCATAATAAGAATCCTTGCTCTTTTTATAATTGTATATATTGTATAAATCGCAAATGTGATATTTATTTTCAAAAGAATTCGCGGTATCAAGATAAATCTACCATACATTTCTTCATTCTTGTTTGTATATTCAATGACAATACTATTCAAATATATTCCCAATGAAAGCATTAGAATACCAGATATCAAAAAAAGAATATGTTGTATTGGTGCCTTGTCTTTGTAGTTTTTACTAAACTGAATGATTAAAATAGATGCTGTAATAATTGTCACGATTGTTCCGGTAGTTGCGATAATAAACCACGCCGAATTTTGTTGTTGTTCTTTTGTCATTGACTCACTCCATTTCGCATCCATTATATATATGATTTTAAATAATTTATAGTATAATTTCTCTTATCAATATAATGGAAAACAAACTGAATGACGCCGAGATGAGTAACGCCGAGATGAAAAATATGGACTCTCGCGATGATACTTTAACAAATATTAGTCGCGGAACAAATAATGGTTATATTTCATCTGAAACCGAATTAAGCGATATTTCTTATATTGAGGAACCCGAAGTTCCAACTACACCTCTCGCGCTATTACCAAATATATCATTAGGCGATTTAGTTGCGTATCCAACAGAGTATATAAGAGATGAAATGATTGAAAAAAATAAGCGTCGTTATGGAAAATGGATTCAATGTATAGTAATTGCGTTTAGTACCGATAAAACAAATGCTAATATGATGATTTATGATGGAGATAAGTCTACAATAATAATAGAAGGCAAAGTGGGATATATGAGAAAGGAAGATAGTATAATTGAAGTCGCAAATATGGCATTGCTGGGAGATATTCAAAAAATTAAGGATATAGAGAAACTTCAACGCGCGATGGAACGGATGCATAATGATATATATGATAAAACGAATCGCTATAAGATAGAAAAAAAAGAGAACGAAAGAGTGAATTATTTGAAAGAGGAGAGTTTCAGGAAAGAAAATCTTGCACTTCATGATCGGATACATTTTCTTGAAGAAGAACAGAGTCATAACATAACTACAAACGTAGAAGGTAATATGGAGCAGACGCTTCAAACTATACGCGCCCAGCAACCATATATTGATATACGTTTGCAAATTGATGCATACAGAGAACACAATAATGCCATGAAACAAGACATGAGAGAGCGTTTGATTGTACTTGACCACAAATACGAAACATATACAGATATCATTAATGGCATTCAGATTTCTATCATAGTGTTTGCTGCTACGTCTACATTTATTCAGGCGTCATCCGAAACGATACAAATAACCGACGCCGCCATATCATTCATAACATTATGTGTTACAAGCTATACTAGCTTGCTGCTCGCCATATTGAAATATATGAAGTATGATGAAAGAAAAGAGAATGTCCACAACTTACAGCAACAATTTGCCTCTTTTATTGTAAAATTGGAAACGCGTAATGACCGGTTGAATACTTGGTGTAGTGATAGCTTCTGGGCGGGACACGACGCGGAGGTTAAAAAAAAAGAATGGGTAGAACTGGAAGACGGTCTTAAACAAGAATTCACACCTTTGATTGAAGATAAAGCCAACTTATGTTGTGAATTTGAAAAAGAAATGAATAGCGAAGAACAGAAAAAATTAGCCATCGATGCTAGAGACCGAGCGATCGCGATTAGACAACAGAAGAATGAACTACTTGAGAAAGAGATAGTCGCCATAACTAAATCAAACATTCTCAAAACAAAACTGGCGTCACTTGAAAATAAAAAGGGTAAACTGTCTGGTGGTGGTGGCGGGGGCGGCTATTCCGGACAACCAGTTCTTAGATCAATTCCAATGAACGCAAATACGGCGCCACCAGGACCCGTATCACCTGAAGTGGGCGGCTGTTGTCTATGTGAAAAAGTAATGGCAAAGCCAGGCGAAAGAATGTGTCAAGAATGTCTAGATAAAACCGCAATTACAATTGGAAAAGAAGTCATTGTTACCGGGGATGGTTGCAATAGTAGAGCGCGGGTTGTGAGTATTGATATTGAAGCTGGTAACTGTAATGTTGAATATTTGGAAGAGAAGGGGGTAATGATTCGTCCGACAACCGTGAATGCGAATATGATTCAATTGATTGATTAATGGAGTGCTTTTTTGTGTGATAGTTTTAAAAATATTTAAAGTCAAATTATTTAAATATTTTAAATGTCAAATTACGGGCACTATAATCAACAATATTATGGAAACAAAGTAGATTTTCATCAGGATTCATTTAAAATCGCAGGAATTAGTCATTTTGAAGAAAATGCAAAAATCATAGGCTATGATACAATATTGGAAATGGAACACGAACCTAACAATCCATATGATTCATCCGCGATAAAAATAAAAGAAAAAGACAAAATGATAGGATATGTGCCAAATAATCCACCAAATATTAAAAAACTGTGTTTTGAAAATATTAACGAGAAATTGAAAGTAATTAATATCAAAGATAATCCGCGAGGTGTTCGTGTATTGTTTCAGAGTTTATATAATGAGGATGTGGAAGTTGATGGGGTGTTTGGGGATTGAGTATATTAAAAATTTGAATTACTCTTATATAAAGATATTTGACTTATTTTATGTAGATTAATTATGGTAAGAGACTTGTTGTATGAGCAATTAAACACAATATATGATGACGTGTACGAAAGAAATGGTATAAAATGCAAAAACTTCGACTTGTGTAAAACAATATTACCTCCGACAGAATATGAAGATGGTACTAATTATTTATGTATGACATGTGGAGATTGGTTTAAGATAGGCGGATTTGGATGGAATGAACTAGAATTTCGTGAAAGTGAAGAAGAATGTTGTGTATGTCTACAAACAAATATGAAACAATTAAAATTCCCGACAAACTGCGGTCATTGGTTTTGTATTTCAATTTTTTTATTAATGTGAAAAATCGTCTTTGTTCATTATTATTATTTTTTTTAAATATTAATGAACATATTTAACAATTAACTTATTTTTAAGATACTTTGAATTTTATTGGGAATGGGGGGATATCTTGAGATTTCAGTCTACTTACTAATTCGAGTATGCCAATCCGCCCATACCACTCATAATTCTAAGAACATTGTAGTTTCTGGCGTAGACGCGCACCTTGGCGGTGTTTACGCCCTCAACAGTGGCGTTCGAGAGAACGAGCTGAAGGGTGGCGTTGTCAATGCGCGACATATTGCAGGTGCCCGACGGCTGGTGCTCCTCCGGGCGGAGCGCGAACGAGTAAACGTTGACGCCGGTGTCCGGAGCACGCGAGTGGTGCTGCCACGGTTGAACCTGGTCGAAGTAGGTGCCCTCACGCTCCGAGAAGCGGTCCTGTCCGTTAAGCTGTAACTTGGCAGTAACAACCGGATTCTCGCCCCAGCAGTGCATGTCGAGCGAGGTCTCGGCGAGGACGAAGGTGCCCGCATCCGAAACTCCCGACGAAACACCGGACTGGGTTTGGTTCCATTGGGCATCGAACTCGGTGCCGGCAGCAGTAACATCAGCGGCACCCGCGGTCTCGAAGAGCTCGTTGGTGATGAACGCCTCCTCGCCCATAACACCGGTCGGGCCACCGAACGCCTTAATAGAGTTCGGAAGAGCATCAACGGCATCGGTGTAGTTGAACGGCTGAGCGCCAAGAGCCTTGTAAAGAGTCTCGCCAGCAGTGAGCGAGGCACAGTAGTCAACATTGGCATCCGGTTGGACAACCCAGACAAGCTCCTTACACGGGTGGTTGAAGTTGAGTCTGACCTTGTTAGACGACGAACCAACCGACTCAGCGCCAGTGAACTGAAGCTGCTCGATAAGGTACTCGTGCGGGTTCTGGGCCATGCGGCGTCTCTCGTCAGTGTCAAGGTAGACGTAGTCAACGTAGAGCGAAGCCGAAACGAGCGACTGAGCGTAAGCGCCCGAAACCTTAACATCGCCACTACTTCCTCCATCAAGAGCACTTACAGCGAAAAGGCACTCGTCAATGGCGCGGAGGTCAAGGTTGATCTTGACCTCGTGGTATTGGAGGGCAATGAGCGGAAGCGCAAGACCCGGGTTGGAGCAGAACCAGAATTGAAGCGGAACGTAGAGAGTGGTCTCCGGAAGAGCCTTTCTCGGGGCGCAAACTTGTCTCGGCGCCGACGAATCGCACGGACCGTCAACATCGGCGAACGACGGATCGGTAACGAAGGTGAGTTGGGTGGTGTTACCAACCATCTTGTAGTAACCAGCCTCTTGGTTCTTGTCCATGGTGAGCTGGCACCAGATGTGCATCCAGTCACCGTATTGCTTCTCAATTCTCTGACCACCAATCTCAACCTCAACGTTCTCAATAAGCTGGTGACCCGGGAAGTCAAGCCACCTGGCGTAAACATCACCATCAGTGTTGAGCGATTGTCCAATCTCCGGAAGGGTAACCTGTAAGTAGGTTCTGTAAGCTAAGTCACCATTTCTCGAAACGGTGCATGTAACTCTGCGTCCGAAATCGGCTTGACCGTTGAAAGTCTGCTCAATCGACTCCATAGCGAAGTTAGTGTGTCTCCTGTAGGTCACCTTCCAGAAGGTAATCTGCGGATTACCAGTCAAGTAAACATCCTGCGCGCCGTAAGCTACTAATTGCATTAAACCACCACCCATGATTTTCTGTTATACTATACTAAAAGAAAAAAAAATATTTTTTTTCAATTTAAATTAAAATATTTTGTAATAAATTTGTTCAAAAAATCCTCGGTAAATACTTGTTTCTCTTTACTTTTATGCTTTGAAAATATATAACTATTCTGTTTTTTTTTAACAGTCCAACCATCTTCAATTGCGTTAAAAACGAAAACCATTTTACTGATATCTTTGTTGTTTTTACAATGTTTGCTTAGATCTATCTCATTCATTTGATTATATTTTTTATTTTATATTTAAAAGAAATACACAAAAGTTCTTATATGTCCGAAATTGAATCAAATTATACACTAGACAAATTATTCTCAAATCAAATCAATTCGTTTAAAGAAGAAGAAGCTTTGATTATAGAGAAATCTAGGATGAAAATATTATCCATTGAAAATAAAATAAAAGCCTGTAGCAGAAAAGACAAAATTAAAAAATACAAAGAAAGGATACAAGTTCTGAATAAAAAAATGAGTGTTTCTCATAAAAAAATGAATGAGTATCTACTTTCCAATTCAGAACATTTATTTGATTATTTTGTTACAAAGCAAAATATTGAAAAAAACAATAATCCCAAAAAGGCATTGGATAATTTCTTTAGTAAGTCTAAAAAAGAAGAATTCATTTCACATAGCAAATGTAGTCGGAATATGAAAGAATATCTAAAAGAAAATAATTTTGATGTGTACATTGAAAATTATCATTATCATAACAATACTACCGACGAATGTGACATATGCAGTGTATGCAACGAGGGCGAACTTATAAAATCTATATATGACGGCATATTGATTTGTAATAAATGCTTTTCAACTGATAAATATTTGATTCACAATGACAAACCAGCATATAAAGAACCTCCTAAAGAAATATCATTTTATGCCTATCGGCGCATAAATCACTTCAAAGAGATACTAGCACAATTTCAAGCTAAAGAGTCAACTGATATACCAAACAGTGTTATTGAAGATGTTAAAAATCAAATAAAAAAAGAAAGAATAACGTTACATAAACTCACGAGCAAGCGGACTAAAGAAATTCTTAAAAAACTGGGATATAACAAATATTACGAACATATAACATTTATAAAAGACAAAATGGGAATAAAGCCACCAATTATGAGTCAACAGCTAGAAGAAACGCTGTGTAATTTGTTTATAGATATTCAAGTCCCATATGCTAAATTCTGCCCAAGCGACCGTGTAAACTTCCTCAATTACTATTATACACTATACAAACTATGTGAACTTCTTGATGAACGGAAGTATTTACCACACTTCCCTATGTTGAAAGATCAAAAGAAAATAGAGCAAGATCAAATATGGAAAAATATTTGTCAAGATCTAGGATGGGATTTTATCCCTACTCTTTAAATGCGCAATGTTGTTTAAGATGATGATAATATAACGAATATTCATTATATTATCAATCAATTACGATTTACTTAAAATCCGCCAGGGAATCTTACTAGATTCGCGCCAATACCGAAGCCGGCACCGGTTCTGGCAGTTTCTCCCATCGACGGAATGTAAGTGTCAAGAACCGAGAATGTTGCGGCGGCGGTGAGGGCAATCAGACCAATTTCATCCAACTTAAGTGAAGCCTTCGGAATTGCGTAGCATGCGATAGCTACCATAAGACCCTCTACTAAATATTTAATAACTCTTTTTAAAACCTCTTGAACGTTTAACATCATAATATTATATTATATAAATAGAAAAAAAATATAAATAACTTTATTCTATAATATAGATAATGTCAGAACATATTGATTTGCTAGATGAAGATAAAGCAATCGCCGAACAAAAGTTTGCTTGCTTGTCTTTTGTTTCACCTGAGAAGATACTAAGGGATAAGAATCTTTACTTTTTTGAAAAATTTACCGAGCAATATAATTTCAACAAACAAGCCGAATTGTTAACAAAATTTTCAAATTATATATCTTACAAGTATCAGCTAAATGCGGAAGATATCATGAACGACCTCAAAGAGTTTTCTACAATTGAGAAAGATTCTATGTATGAAAATATTCAAGACGATTACAAAACTTTCATGGACAAGAATGAAGAAAAATACGAGTCGCAGTTCAACAAGGAACACTCGTTTCAGACATCGACGAGAGGCTTGAAGGTGAGGGGTGTATTTCCAACTCAAGAAGAGGCTGAAATGAGGTGCAAGATGTTGCGCCAGGTTGATCCGAATCATGATGTGTATGTTGGTCCGGTCGGAATTTGGATTCCATTTCACCCGGACGCATACAAAACCGGAAGAGTCGAATATCTTGAGAATGAGCTCAACCAACTTATGCATGAAAAGAATCAAAATGAAGAGCAAGCGAAGTTGCAATTTGATAATCGGGTTAAAGAATCTAAACTCAAGGCAATTTCAGAAAATATGGAGAAGGCTAAAAAAAACGGAAATAAGCTAACGCAAACAATTAATGAAGATGGAGAACTTGTTGGAACAGATGAGGGTAACAGTCTAGAGAAGAAGTTGGGCGTAAACGCGTCTATGGACGAAATCAAGAAGGAACTTTTCGAAGGAGACAATATTGTTACTGGTAAAACAGATCATGGTCTCAGCGAACTGACAAAAAATTGATTTCGGTGACCATATTTTTTAACACCGCAAAACATTATCCTCATAATTCAAGATGGAAAAGGAGAAAGAAACAAAACAAGTGACGAAAAAATCAAACAAGTGTAATATTTGCAAAAAGAAAAGTGTAATAAATATAACATGTACAAAATGCGAGAAGATATTTTGTATTAAACATCGATGTCCTGAAAACCATATGTGCGCTCATGATTACAAAAAAGACTTTGAATTATCGGAAAAAATAATATCATCCAAAATAGAGGTCATTTAATTTAGTTCACATTTTATAAAAATAAAAATTATATTCACGTTTTATTTTTATTTTTTACTATTCGTAATATAAATGACAACAAGTGTTGTGTTTGATGATATTGATTATTCTCAAATTGAATACGATGCGAATGCTTCAGTAGATGAAGCTATGTTGACTGATCCGAGTGCGTCTATTATTGCGTTACAGGGTTTGCGTATTCTGAAAACCAGAGAAACCGGCGACGAAGTTGTTGTACCGGATACAATAGGTCGCGCCGAAAACCCAATGACAAACTTCAACGAAACATCTTATGAGCAATATAGAATGCGACGAAAAGCAGAAGTTTTAAAATACAATAAAAATAGTACAATAACCAAGAGAACACATTACTCTGCGTTGACTTCGTCGCGAAGGGGGCAACTTTCAAATACATCTGTTGTATCTTCCAGATGCGAATCGGATATAATACGTGTAAAACCGGCAATAAATTCTGGGGTAAAAGGTGATAATTCATTATTGTTCTATGATCAAAATGTGACATTTATTGAAAAGTTATAGTAATATTACTCATTTCTTTTGGGGGACAAGACATTCGTCGATGCGATTAAAAATATCACCCGATGTACATACATCATCCTTAAATACTTGTATACATTGTCGCATATTGTCGTCATGTCCTATGTAACAATACGTATCGTCCTTGCTTACAAACTGATTTTGCGAATATTTGCTTTTATCAAATCCATTATTTTTAGGTTTTGATTCTTCTTTTTTTGGCTCTTTTTTTTTACTTTCTTTCACAATCTTGTTATCTACAACAATTTCTCCATCTTTTTTAATAGTCATTTTATCCTTCTCTACAAGTTTGTCTTTTTTCTCTGTGACGGTTTTGGTTTCTTTCAACTCTTCATCGTTCTCCTTTATTTTGACAACGTCTTTGGATATAGTCTTTTCCACCCCGAATATTTTATTTAAATATGCCATGATATCTTTTCGGTAATAGTAACAAGCTCCTGCGGTAAGTAACAATATACACAAAAACAGAAAGAAAAGAAGGTTAGAATTAGCGGAAGAATGATTTATATCTTTTATTCGCGAGTTTACATTATTATTATTATTAACACTATTTGTGTTCCTGGGGTAGTCGCCGACAACTTTTTTGGTTTCAGAAACATGCGAGTCAAATAAAGAGGGTGACCAAGAAACTGACGCATTTGACTCAAAATTGTTGACATTGGTATTGTATACTTCCTTTACTGTATTCCGAATGGTATCTTTCATAATTATATTATGCGTATATAATTATGAGATAAAATCTAACAAAAAACGTTAATATCTATCCTTACAAATTCATATAAATATTGTGATATATATCCATCTTAGTATCTTTGCTACTTGTTTCATTTTTCACACTCTTTACTTCATGTTTTTTTATTTGCTCCATGACAACATTTATATTTTCTTCTAAGTTCGTCATTTCATCATTATTTTTCAAAATCGCAATGTCATATTTTAATTCTTTATGTAACACTAATAATTCAATTGTATGACATATTAAACTAATTCTTTTTTTGTTTGTAGACACACAATATCGGACCGTGAATAAACTATATATACTCTCCACTATATTTTTCAAATTTTGAGAACATCTTTCTTTGTTCATAACCGCAAAAAGAGAATCCCACACGATCCATATTATATTGGTTTCTAAAAGTTTTTTCTTATTTTCATATAAACTTCGTGACACACAACCAATTATTTTCTTCTTTTTTCTACATAAAATATCATATTCAATTATCCAATTTAACCAATAAATGATATCAACTTTTTGTTTTGACACTGTAAGATGATATACAAACTCGTTGAATGGGATTAAATACTCGACAGGATCGCCAGGCTTGTATACTAAATCAACGAATGATGTATTTGGTGCCTTTAAATTCTCATATAAAGATTCTATTTTGAATAAAAATTTATTCTGCAAATGATCTAAAATAGTCAACTTATCCGAACATGACAAAACTGTAGTGATAGAACAGAATATGATACGGATTTTTTTGTTGTTCCGCACATTTTGTATTGTATCGTCTTGACCAATGATATCGCGAAATTCAGAATACTTTTTTTCTATGTAAAGTGGCAATTTTGGATTATGAATGTGTATATACTTGCTCATAAGAATAAAAAATGTATCCCATATTTCCAATAACATATTGGAACATAGCATTTCGCACGTCCAAAAAAATGCCTCTTCTCGCTTATTGTAATATATCGAATTCTGCAACTTTTTGCTCAATTCGGTTTTTTTCAAGTTAGAAAAACTTGTTATTTTAAACTTGTCTCGTGTATCTTGTATTACCACCTCATGCGTCATATTTAATAACACATATTATAATGTAAATAGTTAACCGAAAAAATATAAAATAAATATATATTTTATATGAATTTTTCCATATTATTGTTGGTATTAGGTATCATCTATATTTACTTGAACTTTGTACAAAAAGAATGCGAATCGTTTGAAAACAAAGTAAAAAAGGGAACTACCCAAGAAACTATATTTGATGAATTCTATGTATTTTTGCTAGATGACTTATTTTATAATTCTGAATTTTATGAAAGATTCTGCAAAATTATTTTACATTACTCCAATAGTGTCTACAACAATCACCTTTGTATTGGCATTAAACATGGTGGACACATCAACGAAATTCTTAAACACAACATCTCAATGTCAACGATTTCTAAATCAAAGTCAATCATTGATTTATGTAAATACCGTTACAAAAACAATGATTATCAATATATTGACAAATACGAAACAAATTCCTACATATTCAATGAACATGAGTTCACTCATATTTCATTAATCGATAGTGAAATATATTACACAGCGAATCTAAACGGGACTATATACAACATATCAAAATGGCTTAGCAACCGCGGGTATTTATTCATTGATGTATTCCAAAATATTAATAATTTGAAACAACATTTGACAAACAAAGACAACGGGAAATTCATAAAAATAAACTACACATATAGTGACAAAATAAAGGAAATTAGTGATAAACAATTCTATTTTACAGAACACATCAAGATTGATCAAGAAGAAAAAATAAATCGCCACGAACTTACTTACCACTCGAACGAATACTTGAAAAATGTTGCGCAAGAATGTGGATTGTCATTTGTAAAACACTATGATACAATAAGCAATGTTGCTGGTCGCGGAGTAATTGTATTTCAGAAAGTATGAACATCAACGCCATTAACGTTTATACTTGCCAATTGACACAAATGAGTCCAATGTATAAATCACGAATATTCCTAAAAAACAATAAAGCACAATTTCGTCATTCTTCTTATTTGTCTTTATTTCTTTTTCGTCTTCAAATAAATTGATAATATAATTTAATTTATCCAGTAGCTCGTCGCGTGTTTCATTACCTATAATTTTATTGCGCGGATCGCCAGACACCTTGCTCATATTCAAGTTGTTGCTAATCAAATAATCAGTAGACACTCTCTCATTATGATACAGGTCTTGCGACGATTTCACTTTATCTATTTGTTGCTTCACATCAGTTTCTAGTTCACTTGCGTAAAAATCACCAAGTGTCTTTTCATTTTCACTTTTCAAACTTTGCTCTAAATTTTTATGTATACTTTGAATATCGGGAGATGAACCCATTAGTTCTTCTTCATTTTCAGGGCGCCCACTTGTCATTTTTTTCAAAAATTCCGTACTGAGCTTCTTCTGCGCCCCAGTGTTAATTTTATTGGAAAGTTTTTCATTTTTTTCAAAATCAATTGGGCTGGCAGAAAATGCTAGACTACTCATTTACTTAATAAAATAAGAGATTAAATTTTTATCTTTTATCCCTTATTTTATATTGTAATATTATAAGATAATTCAATCATGAAACGAGAGAAAAAGAAACCACATACAAATTTCAATATATTTATAGAGCATTTATATGCCCTCAACAATAGTAAATTTTTTGCGGGAATTATCATGCTGATAATGAACATAGGATCTAAATACATCACTCTTGAACTCAGCAAATCGCAAGAAGACTATGTGAAATATACTCTGGGGCGTCAGATTCTTGTATTTGCGATTTTATGGATGGGGACACGCGACATTGTCGTCGCTCTCATACTTACATGTGTATTTATTGTTTTTGCGGACTATTTATTAAACGATAATAGTAAATACTGTGTAATACCTAACAAATATAAAGACATTGTTTCACAACTGGACGCGGACGGAGATGGGAAAATAAGTCAAAAAGAGATAAACGACGCAATACACATACTCAAAAAGGCGCGGAAAAATAAAAATACAAAAAATAAAAGTCAAGTTGAGGATATGTTCGTAGCAAAAGGGTTATATAAAGAAAACTTTATTTAATTTTATACTCATAGTTTATATGGCAGCAAATTTACGCTCGGATTTTGATACGCCCGGACCAGCAAGAACACCAGCACCAGCAAGAACACCAGCATCAGCAACAGCACAAACGCCAATTGATTTGAAATTACAGTCAAAACGAGATATAAAGATTGTTAAAAATCATTGTGTTTTTTACGATCTGTTGATGGAATCAAAAATAGATGAACTTTTAAAATCAGATGTTAAATCGGGGAAAAAAAAAAAATATTACAAAGAGTTATTTGACGACAATTACGACGCTCAGGGCAACATGACGAGCGGCGAGATTAATCTTTTTTTTCGTAATAACAATTTAAAAACTACTCAAACATTACTTGAATATTTTATACCTGATACCAATGCCAGTACCAATGCCAGTACCAATGCCAGTACCAATGCCAATGCCAGTGACAACGAGTCCACTATCCGGGAGCGGGAGGCGAAACTCGCCGAAGAACGCAAACGCAACGAAAATACTCTTTTTGTTATACCTGTTTTCTTCGATGATGATAAAAATATATACGAGTCGAGTATTGAACTGTTCAACCCTAGAAAAGATAACAAAATTTTGCGTGATCATAAATTGTACCAAACATTTTACACCAGTCTAAAAGGGAAATCACATGATAATATTTATTACCTCCCATGCCTTCTTCCAACCCCGAAGGCAAAGATCAGTGAAGATGAATATGTGAAAAAAATTAAAAAAGAACTTGTCAAACTTCAAGATTCTTTGAAGGAGGACTTTCTAAAAAAAATGGATGATGGTCAAGACTCGCAAATCTTCAAAAATATAAGCTTCTTCTGTGAACCAGATAGTAAGATTTCATTAAAGTTTTACGAATTTAAAAAAATATCAGCGAAAAATATTGAATATTTAAACAAACATTTGTTCAAGGAATTGCTAAAACTCAGAGAGAATATCCAAGAAGGAAAACAAAAGTTTGTAGAAACCGAAAAAGTACATCAACCTATTGTTTTTAAAAAAACAAAAAAACAAATTGATGAAATGACCAATGGTACAGATAAATTTTTGACATTTCTTGTTCAGGAAGTATTGTCCGGAGAAATTCTATCGGAATTCAAACTTAGCGAAGTGATAGACATTGAAGGAGTTCATAAATTAAAAATAATGTTCAAAACCAAAGTCAAAACCAGTCCGGATGATTTTGATATAAGACTAAAAGACAACTATATATTCACCCGGAAAAGTATAGAAGAGTCAATTTTGCATTTTAAAATTGATGATGGCGAAAAAGATAAAATAGAACAGTACAAAAAAGGTAAAGAGTTATCTAAAATATACTGGAAAATAAATCCAACAGGTAATTCCGACAACAACCCTTTGTCAGTTCTTACGAACGAGGGTGGAATATATTTGAGAGTGACTTCTTTAGAATTTCTAAAAAATGCAACCATCTACAAGAAAAAACGAAACATTTATGAAAGTGTAATGAAAGGAGTTGTTCAGGTCCAACCCACAAAGGACGGATACAAGGAGCTTCAAATTAGTAATTTTTTACGCGACCTGAAACGAAAGAATATCTACTACTTGGAAAATTTCAAGTTCACAATGGAGAGTTTCAAAAAATATCTCGCACAAGTTAACCCTCGGACTTCAACCAATGTAGAATCTCGTAAAAAAAACAAAGGCGATATCAGAAGAGATTTTTTTGATACATTTACAAATAAAAGATCCTTAAATAATTACTTTATGTTTTGTGCGAACGATCGCAAATTTAAAAAGAATATATTGACAAGTTCTTACAATGACGACCCCCCATCTGAAGAACAAACCCGTATTAGGAAAGAAACGATCAAATCGTTATTGAAAGAATTATTCAAAAAAGGATCTATATTTTACAAAAATGTGCAAAATGTGACAAATAGTGACTCTAGTAAAAAAGATGGTACTACTTACAACACTTACCGAATAAAACGCTTCAATGACGACAAAACCCATATCTCATTGTCAGGTGACAATATAGGTACAATTCGCACCCAATTAGCAAACAATGCCGGCGCTCAAGATATAGACAAATTTTTAAAACATGACGCGGATAAAGCAGTAGTTCAGATATATTTAGAGAAAGACGACAAGGACGGATTATTAGATAATAATAATAATACAAATTTTTTAGAATCGATGAAACCTACAAAAGGCAACTGTTCGACGCGGAAAAAACGTGTAAAAAAAAAAGTCGGTCAACTTATTAAAAACGTGACACGTACGGTTAGTATGAAAATGATTGGATTTATCTGAATAAAAAACTAATCATCATAGAACTCCGATGTAACGCCGTTTTGTTGTATGTATTTCAATATCCTCAGTATGTCTACTAACCGAAGGCGAGTGAATATACGCTTCAATTCGTCATGTTGTAATTTACGAGAGTTTGAAAGCATATTATAATCAAGTTGCAATTTGTCACTCCTATTTTTGTCGTATAAAAAGTATTTCAATATGAAATAACTCACCAACTCTAAATCGGTCTCGTGGTCACAAGACAAACTTGCGAGATGAATGCTCCTATAGTTTTTGATTGTCTCATTGACTTGTTTTATTTTACCACTTATGTTATTAGAAAAATATAAATATGAACAAATTTTATTCTGTAATTCGCTAGGTAAATTCTCTATCTGAAATCTCCTTTTCGCATTCATCTTAGTTGTACTTATTCACATATACTAATATAGTCTATACTATTTAATTATATTGCCAGAGATATAGTATTTTTGTCAGAACTTCTTCTCCCCCTTCCACGCTTATTTTCTGAAGATAATGAATTTATTTCATCCATAGAAATTGTACTATTGTTATCAACATTGATGTTTTTATTTTTATCTTTGTTTAAATTTGACAATATATTGTCAATATTGGCTGTTTCAGGACCTTTCATTTCTTGTCGCATTCGTGGACGGGAATCTCTGGGTTGTTGTTGCGGCGACGGAGTAGCCATGTTTTGACTATTTTGACTACCAAAATCATTCATAAAGTTACTTAGACCGGGTTGATTATCTTCCATCGAACTCATTGCAGCCTTTGTAAACTGACTCATCAAATCCGGATTTTGACGCATAATATCATCCATGCCAGGCAAAGCCGATTTAAACATTGTATTGGTCATATGGATCATAATACCAGAAGACGCTAATTGAAATAATAACTTGATTTCGGGCGCCATTTTTGCCTTTGATTTATACTTTTCATGTAATTCCGCAAATATCTCGTCATAATCATCAACATTTTCATTTATTTGCTCTGACCACCCATCTAATTTAATATCAAATGGATCAAATTTGCTATTTAAAAACTCAAGACCCGTGATCATCGTGGTAAGAACTTTACCTTGAAATTTCATAGAATTTGATTTTTCTTTTTCGTTTATCAAGAACTCGTATTCTCCTTTCATCTCGTCCAAATCATTGTCCATAGAATATTTCTTACTTAAATTCGCACCTTTTTCTTCTAATGCCTCTAATTTTCGCAACAATTCAAATTTTCCGCGCAGTAATTCTTGTTCAGTTAACTTTGTAGACTTTTCATTTGAGGTCTCTATATTGATCTGATTGATATCTTTGAAACCGTCCCACGAGTCCATATTTTCATCCATCTTGGACGTCCCCTTTGCTATTTCAACCGCGGGTTTGTTTAAAAAACTATTCTTTGCCTTATAATCACCGCCAGTAGAGTTTGTTGAAAATTCGGGTTCAATGCTTATGGCATTCAATTCATTCAAATCGTTCAGTTCTTGTTCCATTGATTTATTACTTGAGTCGCCGCCGCCATTTTGCGAGTTTTTAACTTTTTCGTTCATGAGCAATTCTATACCGTCTCCGAGACTAGAGCTTACCGGTCTAATATCGTTGTCAATACTTTTGTCTATGCTATACGAATCTCGTGGCGTGTTTGACAGAGCATCCAGATTGATCTCCTGGATATCCAACGAAACTGTCTTGTCATCACTACTCATTTTATTTAATATTTTTATATTAATCTTTAAACTTTAACTAATTTCTTTTATTCTTTTGTTTCTTCATCTATACCTTCATATACTGAAGTTGACAGATGACCGTTTTTGATGGAATAATCCAGGACCTGTAAAAGACAATCAGATAAGTCGTCCTTTTTCTTACTCTTTTGAAAGAAAATCAACCATTCCGGATATTGCTTGCTGCATATTTTATCAGCAATTACCTTACTCAGTTTCTTTCGCTCGGCATATGTCGTCTTCTTCTTACCCAAAAAGTGTTTCAATTTGTTAACCGCGTTGTAATTTATAATTTGTTCGTGTTTGTAGTTTTTAGTTACAAAAAACATAATTAATAAGCTCTGAATTGATTTCATCTTGATGGCGTTTTGACCAATTTGATTCTCTATAATGATTTTGTCAAAGACAAATTTCTCCAACAATTTCGTCATGGCTTCATTCATCCGCATTCCAATCTTAACATTATCAACCTTACACGCGTTTTCATCTTTTTCACATAGTTCCATGATATTCCAATCAATGATAGAAGATTTGCCATCCACCTCTTCTATAGAAATTACTAGATACGCTAAGTTTCGTATTCCGACATCAATCGACAAAAACAACATTATTATTATTTTATAAAACTAAATAGTTATTAAATAATAATATTTATTATATGAATATTTTATCAAACATATTTTTTACTTTTTTATTGTAACTTTCGTATCATTTACTTGAAGAGTATTTGGGACATAAAGATTACTCTGCTTACTATATGCTCGTTGATTACTTTTCATAACTTCAAACGCGGTTTTCGTCATAACTTTGCGATAGTCTTGATTTGTTGGCAGAGCTTTGGATTCCATGTCTATAATGATTCACTATATTTTTATTTATTGTACATCTCCGTCTTCTAATTCTAACGCAATATTTGAGGCACCCTTCAAAATACTGATAATGTCACTTTTGTTCATTGAACTTTTGGCATGAACGCCCTTTCCAGCCAGAACATTTTTTAACTCTTTTACAGTCATTTTTTCATAATTTTCATCTGTTGAATCAATATTTGTTTCGGCAATCTGGTTTTCTACACTTTCTGGTTCTTCCACGCTTTCCGGTTCCTCTACACTTTCTGGTTCTTCTGAAGTTTCTTGATGCCCCATAAAAATGTTTTCAGATTGTTCAATATCTTCTTCCTGAACACCTTCGTATTGTTTGCTGTACTCTATTTGTT